TTATACTAGATGATGGTTCAAGAGTACACATCTCTTGGTTAGAAGGAGTGGAGAAGAAAAATGAAATTACAAGTAGTTAGAACACAGTTCGGCACAGATGCAACTAATGGTCTGTTGTTTATTGACGGCATATTTGAATGCTATACATTAGAAGACCAGTATCAAGCAGTAAAAGTTATGCACGAAACTTGCATACCAGAAGGTACATATGATATTGAATTTAGAAAAACAGGTGGATTCCACGCTAAGTATTCAGAGAGATATAAGAACGCACACTATGGTATGTTACACATACAAGATGTGCCTAACTTTACCTACATTCTTATACACACTGGTAACACTGATGAGCATACTAGTGGTTGTTTAATTGTAGGTGAGACACAACAAGATTTAGAAGTATCAAAGGATGGGTTTATAGGAAGCAGCACTTTGGCGTATAAAAAAATGTATGCAAAAGTGGCAGGTCAATTACTACAAGGTAAGCCAGTCAGTATTGAATACACAACAATAAATAAATTGTTGTCTAAAGAAACAGATAACAAAGCTAAAGAACATACAGTATTAGCTACCACAGTTTATGATAAATTGCAGGAAATAAATGGAAATGTTTTATCAATTAAATCAAAACTTAGTGGAAGGGTAATACAATAATGTTTGAGAGATTTAAAAGAGCAAGAAACCAGGATGGTACATTCAAGAAGGATGTATGGTGGACACCTTGGTCTGATTCATGGGAGTATAGAATGAGTGAAGAACTCAAAGATATGTTGGAACGAACTTTTTGGACATTCGTTGAAGCATTCCTAGGTGCGTTAGTTGTTGCACCATTGGTATCTGTAGATGCCGATACTGTGCAACTTGCTGCCTTAGCAGGTGGCGGTGCTGCATTAGCAGTAGTTAAAACTTACGCAAAAAAACAAATATCTAAATAAACAATTTGTCTCTGTAGCCCTATATAATGTAATTAACAGGGCAAAGGAGGTATCATGCCTAACATACCAGAAGACTGGGGTAACAACTTCTATAAGTCAGGGTGGCAACCAGGGCTAGAAGTAAATGAACAAACAGGGTTAGGAGAAATAACTCATGTTGGTACAGACCCAGATTATAGAAATAAATTTGACTCTATTCTGCAAGAATGGGGTTTTAATCCTAAACACTATGAGATAGAAGGGTCAGTTCGTGCATCCAGTTGGAATGTTCAACTTAAAGGTGGCAAGACCGAAACCTTTTATGCGTTTAAAGGTATCGTAAAGAAAAAAAGACCTGGACACGATAAGTATTTCCAGCAATTATTTAAACAAGCAAAGAAGAAACCACCAATGACCAAGAAGTTTAATGCAGGTAATACTGCATTCATGTGGTTTATGTCTGACTGGCAGTTAGGTAAGCGTGACTATGGAGTAGAGAATACTATCAAAAGATATGATAGAGCTTTGCAAGATGGTGTAAACAGAATTAAAGACTTGCGTAAGTTAGGTGTAGAGATAGATGAAATATATATGGTAGGTCTAGGCGACCTCACAGAGAACTGTACTCCACACTTCTACGAATCACAACCGCACAATGTAGAGTTGTCACTTATAGAACAATACGCATTAGCTAGGTCTATGATTATGAAAACTATTGACACATTCCTACCACATGCACCTAAATTGATACTGGCAGGTGTGCCTGGTAATCATGGTGAAATGACTAGGACCAGTAAAGGTCAAGTTGCTACTAATAGATTAGATAACTCTGATACCATGCACTTACAAATATGTGAAGAAATTATGTCTGCTAACAAGGAACGATACAGTAGAGTAGAGGTGAACATTCCTTCTGGCTTCCATCAGACATTAATTATAAAAGGTAAGACAGTTAGCTTTACGCATGGTCACATGACTGGTGGCGGTGGTAATCCAGAAGCTAAGATAGAAAAGTGGTGGAAGGGTCAGATGTATGGGTTCTTACCACCAGGAGATTCAGAGATACTTGTTACTGCACACTATCATCATCTTCGTATGAAGCAACAAGGTGATAGAACCTGGTTTCAAGCACCTAGTATTGATAAGAGTATAGACTTTACAGAACGAACTGGGCTATGGAGTCATCCAGGTGTATTGACATTTACAATTAGCGATAAAGGATGGGATAACTACCAACCACTTTAAAATGGTAACTCCTTGTATGGTTTTTTATTACCTTTAAAATCTAACTCTGGATAGTATTTAGTTTCAAACCTAGGGTCTTTCCACATATCAAATAGTTTTTCTGCACCATACCATTTAGGTTCTGCGTTCATGTTTGCAAAGTACATAACACCAATACGCACTTGCTTGTACTTGCTTCCCTTCCAGTTCATTTCTTGTATTTTATAATAGTCTGCTGCCTTTAATTTATTTGTGCCTTTTACTTCTGCAAAATAAATCATCTTATCTGTTACAACTATGTAATCTGGAAGCAGTAGTATCTCTGTTGCATACCAAAACATATCTAACTTATTAACTTTAGGGTCAGTGCCTATGCGTAAGTAATCTTTAAACTCTACAGAACCTGTATCAGCTAGGTATTTTTGCATAGCTAAGTCTGCCATGTCATCACCACTGTTCCTTGATGCGTATGAATCTGTATATTTACTACTCACTTGCCTAACCTACAATAAACACAAGATGTTATGAATCTAATCTCATGCTTTTCACAAACATAGCTACCCATTAAAAGCATCCTTTAACATGTTCAGCAACATATTTTTATTTTTAATTCTTTGTTCCTCTAACATTTTAATAATGTCATTCACATCACCTAAACCACAAGTTTCAATAAATGATTTTTTAGTTTGTACAAATGTTATATCTACCTTGTAAAAATCTTCCCATCCAAGATATATTTTTCCTTCTGCACTAGGTAACATAAACTCTATGCCACCTCTCTCTTTGTCTATTGGTTTTATTATCCAATCATTTGTATCTATTTCTTGTGCGTTAAATATACGCAATAAACCATCAAAGCCATAACTAGAAGGGGATTTCTTGTTGTTCTCCTCCTTGCTCTCCTGGTTTGAGGAGTGCGTGACACTCTCTGTATTCCCATTGATAGATGTTTCCTTCTTTTGTTTGTTTGTATCTTTTTCCACAATATATATTTCCTTCCTTGTCACTGTAAGTTATATTTCCTAATTTCTTACAATCATATTTTTGTTTGCATTTGGTATCTGGTGGTGGTGGTATATCAAAGTTGTGGTTAGGAAATCTCTCCTGCAACTTAGCTTTAAGTTTGTCCACATTAATAGATATACCATCTTCTATAGCCACTCTTTTGGACAATCAGTATCTCCCCATGCAGTCCAACCACAACCTTTGTTGCTTTGGTATGTGCTACAACTCCAACTTGGTATCGCACCAAATTTATCTGGGTCACTTTGTTTCTTTTCCCTGTTGTCCTCTATCCAGTCTGGGCTATTACAATCTGGGCAAGTCCTTACAACTAATTCAGTGACTTCACCAAATACTTCTTCTACTATGTCTGTTGTATCAGTGTTTAGTGTAAGTTTATTATCAATAGCTAATTGCATATCAAACATGTCTTCTACTCTAGTCATAAATACATCCATATTTTTTTTAGTCCACAATTTAATATCTTTATCTGCTAATCCATTACTAACTAATTCATTGTACGCATTACCTTTAATAGTTTGTCGTAATGATTCATCAGGTATCATAGCTTCAAGTAATTGATTAAGTTGCTTACCAACATCACCTGTTGTGTTTGTAGGTTCAGCTACCATCTCATCTACTACCTTCTCCATAGCTTCTTGTTCTTGCTTTGTAGGTTTTTTAACTGGTTTCTTTTCTACCTGGACCTTAGACATTTCTTCTCTGCTTGGTCTAGGTTTTGTGCTGCCTTGATAGTTCCAGTTAGCTAAAGCTCTACCAATAGAAGATGTTTCACAGTTCTCCATCCAGGCATCTGCATTTGCAAATCCACCTTGTCCTTTGGTCTCTTGTGCTATACCTGTGGTTACTGGTTTATCATCATTTATATCTTTGTAGATTTCTGTTCTAATAGTTACACAAGTACCATCATCAGTTATGTGTACAACATTAGAATCAATCCTACCTTTTGGAAAATCCTTCCAGAATTTTTTTAATCTATCTTCTACTGTTTCATAATTATCTAAATTAAATTTAGCCATTATTCTTCTTCCTCCTTGTATTTGTTTATCACATCATAAATTCTCTGCCTTGTAACTTTAACTAAGTTACTTAGTTTTATGGCGGAGAATCCATGTTTGTAAGCATGTACAATTACTTCATCTCTTTGTATAAGTAATCTATCTAATGTTTGTTTTTTGTTTTCTATTTCTGTTGTCAGTGTTGCTAATGATTCTTCTATCTGTCGCTCTGGTATAGTTTCTACTTCCATCTGGACTCCATTAACAAATCTAACACCATCAATTATTTGGAATGTCATATTGTCTCCTTAATTTATTTTCTTTATATAGTCTGTAGTAATAATTTGTATAGTCTGCTAACCATCCTGATAAAGTCCACGCACCTATTATATAAATAGGTAGTGACATTAAAAATAGCATCAATAACTTATCCATTATTCCTTCTCCATAAATACTTCTCTAACTTCTTCTAATTGTTCTCTAGCAAAAGATAAGTCTTGTTTACTTATGTTATCACTATCAATTACTTCACTTAATTGTGAATGAATATTTTCTAATTTAATAAGTATTAATTTCTTATCCATTATTCCTCCTCCTTGTTTGCACATGCGTTGCATGTTTTATCATCCATGTCCATAGCAGTAAGCCATCTACCGCACAATTTACATCTCACTCTTGTTCACCTGCTGATATTTGTTCTGCTATCTTCATAGTGTTTTCGTTATGGTCCTGGACAAATTCATCCAGGAGTTCTGCCAACCGCTTCGTGTTTAATGATGTCAATACAATAGACTTCTCTACCTTTTGTCCACCACATGCGTTAGCTAATTTAATTGCCCATGTCTTTAAAGACTTTGGGTCATCAAACATATTAGGCATTCATTCCTCCTTTTATTTACTTGTTTGTTTATTTAGTAGCGGCTTCTAGTTCAACTAACTTGACTATAAACATACTACCAAAATCTTTGAGTTCTCTGACCTTGCATTGTGCTTCATGCTTGTCAGTAAACTCCCATGTCATTCTGCCACCATACAAGCTGACAGATTGCACTTGGTATATCATAGTTCTTCTCCTATGTAATCCTTACTTTAATCCTAATGCTCTTTGCTTCTTATGTAAACTCTTATCTACATAATTTATAAGGTGGTAGTCCTGCGGTTCTTAGCATAAAGAGAGTGCAGGACTCCACCATACGCACAAGGGAGATTAAGATTCTTTAGTAATGTTTTTTTCTTCAGGTGTACGCAGGTCATAGGTGTCCTTCTTCACCTTGTTACCAAATATGTCCACCCATGTAACTTCAAAATTTTCCCAATCAATATTTTTACCTGGACCATG